CGGCGCAAGCCGTGGTAAGGACATCACAGGCGACTTCACAGCCGCTTATGTGGAAAACGCAGACGTTGCTCTACGCATTGCTCAATGGGCACGTGATGTCCGTGGTGGTGCAGGTGAACGTCAATTGTTCCGCGATATTCTAGTTCATCTAGAAAAGCGTGACCCAGACGCCGCTTTGGCTCTTCTAAAGAAGATCCCGGAAGTGGGTCGTTGGGATGACATCTTTGTGTTCCAAGACCCAGTTCTGAAGTCAGCCGCTTATACCATGTTGGGCGATGCTCTACGTGCTAAGAACGGTTTGGCCGCAAAGTGGACTCCTCGTAAGGGTCAAATTGCCGCTGAAGTTCGTGCCTTCTTTGGCATGACTCCAAAGCAATACCGTAAGAGTCTTGTGGCTCTTACAAAGGTTGTTGAAACCCAAATGTGTGCAGGAGATTGGGACAACATCAACTTCAGTCACGTTCCTTCTGTAGCGTCTCGACTATACAAGAAGGCATTCAACCGTCACAGCCCAGCGTTTGCTGAGTATGTTGCCAAGTTGGTAAGTGGTGATAAGACTGTTAAGGTTAACGCCAACGCAATCTTCCCACATGACGTGTTGAAGGGAGTGATCGGTAGCTACCGTGCAACTTTTGACAAGACAGAAACTGACCATGTGATCGCACAATGGGACAGCTTGCCAAACTACGTTGGAGATGCTAGCATCATGCCAATCGTAGACGTTAGTGGTTCTATGTCTTGCCCAGCAGGAAAGAACACTAGTGTAACTTGCATGGACGTTTCAATCAGCTTGGGCTTGTACCTAGCAGATAAGAACAAGGGTGTGTTCAAGGACACTTTCTTGACTTTCTCAGACAAGCCACAACTTGTTACTCTAAAGGGTAACATTGTTGAAAAGGTTGCTCAAATGAGCAAGAGTGATTGGAACATGAGCACTAACTTGCATGCCGCAATGGACAAGATCCTATCGGTTGCAGTTAAGGGCAATGTACCAGCTAGTGACATGCCAGCCATGTTGCTAATCTTGTCAGACATGCAGTTCAACCAATGCGCCCGTTACGACGACAGCGCAATGGAAATGATCGAACGCAAGTTCGAAGCCGCAGGCTACAGCATGCCACAGATTGTTTTCTGGAACCTAAACAGTTCAGACAACGTGCCTGTTAAGGCTGACAAGAGTGGTGCCGCATTGGTAAGTGGATTTAGTCCATCAATCATGACTAGCTTGCTAGCCGCTGATTTGGATCAATTCACTCCAGAAGGCATCATGTTGAAGACTGTAATGAGTGATCGTTACGCTCTGTAAGAACAGCGGATAAGTTACATTATCCAGTATGAGTCGCTAAGGTAGCTAGCTAACCCTTAGGGCAAGTAACAGTACTAAGAGGGATGTAACAGGTGAGCAGTGATCTGCTTCATGGGGAGACCTCAAGAAAGCCCTCCACCAATTATGCTGGCCCACCTTAGCTTCATGCTGAGAATCCAGCATCCGCGATACACGAAATGTGGGATGGGCTGTGTATCCGGGGTTTGTTACTCTTCCTGACACAAAAAAGAGTAACACTAATTCGTTGTTTTATTACAACACCGGCCCTGTTAACTTAGTTTGACAGGGTCTTTTTTTGATGTTATAATATAAGTAATTGATCACAATGAACTTAGGAGTAATATGAGAGAATACGAAAGTATACAAGGGGACAATTTAGAGGAAAGCGATATGGCGCAGTTGCTGTCAGTGACTGCTAATGCAGATGCTGTAGCCAAAGTTCGTGCCGCTATCCCCAAAGGACCTAGTTTGAGCCATTGTAATGATTGCGGAGAAGAAATTCCCTTAGCACGACAAAAGGCTGTAGCCGGTTGTACTATGTGCATCGAGTGTCAACAATATGCTGAAAGAATGAAGCGTGCCTAAATGTTATCAATTGATTGGAGTACCATGCGCAGGTAAAAGTACTTGGACTAAAAGTCAGCAATGGATTTTAGGCATGGAGTATGTTAGCACAGATCATCACGTAGAACAGTATGCCGAATCTATGGGTAAGACTTATTCAGAAGTGTTTAAGGAATATATGCCCAAGGCAGTTGAGCTAATGGCTCAAGAAGTTGTAGCCGCTAGGGAAGCCGGACGTGATGTTATTTGGGATCAAACCAGTACTACCGTTGCTAGTCGTGCTAGGAAGTTTAATATGCTTCCCGACTACTATCATATTGCTGTGGTGTTCCCAACACCTGAACTAACACTATTAAAAGAGCGTTTGGCCAGTAGGCCAGGAAAAGAGATTCCTTGGGAAGTTGTGCAAGGAATGATTGACAATTTTGAATACCCCACTAACGATGAAGGTTTCAAAGAAATTTGGAGAGTATGATGAAAGATTTTTACTATGAGCAAACTAGATCATCAGTCTCCGAAGATTGGAGTGACGAGATTACTATATCAATGCTGGCTGGCAAATTTAATGTACCGCGAGTAAGCTATAGAATTTACTACGCCAAAGATGATCTGACTCGCAGAATTTTTATCTTCCGTGGTAATTGTTCACAATTTGAAATGGAAACATTGTTAGGACTAGGTTTTGTACTTGCCCAAGATGGTGATACAGACAACATTCCTAACCAACTTGTAAAGGAAGAAGAAAATGCCATGGATTGAAAATGTAGCCGCAAGTGATATTCCAATTGGATTTCATCACGATGCTGGCCCAAATAGTATGTTGATCAGCATTGTGGATCCCGCAAGCTGGCGCCCTGTTCCAAAACATCAGTTTAAAGAGCGTCACAACTTTGAGTTCTTGGATGTAGAGGAAAAGGACCAAGTGCTAGAAGAAGCTATGAAGTGTAGCCATGAGCAGGCCGCAGAGCTTGTTCGATTGTTACAACACGCACTAGACAATCGTATGAATGTGGTGGTTCATTGCTTTGCTGGTATTTGTCGTTCGGGTGCGGTTTGTGAAGTTGGAGTCATGATGGGCTTTGACGACACAGAGCGTTTCCGCAGTCCTAATCTGCTGGTCAAGCATCGTATGATGAAGGTGTTGGGTTGGACTTATGATGCAGATGAAAAGCCCAACATCGATGATTGGCGTACTTTTAGATCGGTTGACTAAAAGAAATTTTGGCTGTATAATTATAACTTAACTTAGAAAGGAGGCGAATATGCCAAGTGTATTCTTAGTAAGCGACACGCATTTTGGACACACAGGTGTATGTCGCTTCACACGTAACGATGGTGTTACAAAACTTCGTCCTTGGGACTCACCTGAGGAAATGGACGAAGCTATGGTTAAGGCTTGGAACGAACGAGTTAAGCCTACTGACAAGGTTTACCATTTAGGTGACGTTGTTATTAACCGTAAGGCTTTAAGCATCATGAGTCGTTTAAACGGCGACAAGGTCTTAATCCGCGGTAACCACGACATCTTCCGCGATGACGAGTACAGAATGTACTTTAGAGAATTACGTGCATACCATGTTATGAACGGAATGATCTTAAGTCATATTCCGTTACACTCAGATTCAATGGGACGTTTTGGTGTTAACATTCATGGGCACTTACACGCAAATCGTGTAAAACGAGCTCGTGGCGTTGATGCACGTACAGGAGAAATCTTGTACAGTGACGAAAACGATGTTCGTTACCATTGTGTTTGCGTAGAGCAAACTCCAGACTTTGCTCCTATCTTGTTTGAAGACGTTATTAAGCGTATTGAAGAAGAAGGTGGGGTAATTGGTTTTAAGTCCGGCAATGGACCTACAATGTAAAATAGGCCCTTCGGGGCCTATTTTTTTGACTTGAAAATCTCTTAAAAAGTTTTAAGTATTGAGCCGTTAGGTGCTTTGATTCTAATTCTATCGTTGCCAGTATTTTGAGGATCAAATCCCCACAGTGCTAGACATTTAACAAGAAGCATATCTGGTATTTGTTTTGATACTAAAAGAGCATCATGGTCATCTACCATCTCAAGTGTAATAAATCGCTCTGTTATATTTGTGTCCATTTTGTCCTCGCATATGCAATTAAAGAATTATGTTCGCTTTGGGTGATCATATTAGACAATACTAAGAACATTGATACACCTGTTAGAAACTCTAGATTTTGTTCAACAAACATTTCGTACGTGCTGTTCCAATCTAGCACTTCGCCATAGAAATATCCCTGACTATCTTGATATCGATCTATAATACTACATGTTGTTTCCGGAAATCCGACAATGTTATTTTCGGCAATAGTTTTAATTGATGATAAGAAATCTACTGATTCATCAATATAGTCAATAAAAAACTGCGGAGTAAACGACATCGACTCTAAAAATTTTGAACTAGCGTTGCCACCAGCTTCTGATATAGGAGAAGCAATTTCCATATACTCAAATTGCAGTTCACCGCTAGTAATTACTTCTCTAAACACAGGTTGATTAATTCTAAATGTGTTAACTAGTTGGGAAGCCTGCCATAATTGTTGATAGCAAGTATAATCTGTATCATTTTTATACGGACGTAGGATAAAAATTTTACCAGTTGTTAGTTCATGGTATTTTAATCGAGTACCAAAGAATTCTTCGTAACCATCGTTCCACGGAGCAACAATATATATGTTATCTAGGGCACGTAATTTGCGACCGTGATCTTCGGGCAGTGGCAAATTATTAAAAAATGCTACTCGGTTCTCACGCTGGCTCCAGTGATTAAATCTTTCCAATAAAGCCGAAACTCTTAAATTTTGAATAAAATCCATAATGTTTTAATTCCAATATGCATGTATTTAGCATCTAAGTATGGCTATATAATTTTATGAACATTACTATACCCCAGCATACTCCGTTTGGTGTGCAGATTAAAACTATAGGAATTTGGATGTCTGGCGGTGCAGACAGCGCATTATTATGCTATTTGTTAGCAGAAAAAATAAAGAAAGAAAACTTAAACATAACTATACAGCCTATAACTATAGACTATAAAAGACCATTTGTATTTAAAGCTGGGCCAGTTAGAGAGAAAATCGAAGAATTGCTAGGCGCAGAAGACCTATTTGAAGAGCATATAATATACAACCCTCCTGGGGATATTGTCTGGACTCCTAGCGAGCTAGCTGAACAATTCCACATACGTAACTATGAGCATTTTAAAAATAATAAATTTCAGGTGTTGTATTCAGGAATTACTACAAATCCAGCCCAAGAAATACAGAAAACCTTCAAGTATGGAATATTGCCCGATGTTGAAGCAAAACGTGGTGTTGATGTAAAGAAAGAAACTGATCGATATTTTGTACATCCGGAAGGTGGAGAATTTTGGGAATTGAAGCCTTTCTTCGATCTAGATAAGAAAAAGTTAGCAGAAATATACAAAGAAAAGAATTTATTAGAAACTGTGTTTCCTCTTACCCGTAGCTGTGAACATATAGGTACTGTACATGGGCATTGCGGTTATTGTTGGTGGTGCAACGAACGAGAGTGGGCTTTTGGGAGATTAGAATGAACTTCATCACGAAACTAAGTTATGCCGCTGATCATACAAGAATGTTAGCGGACTTAGAAGAAATTTTAAAAATACGTCCGTGGCCTTCAGAAGATTTTGTAAAAAAATCATCCGGAAATCAAATAGGGATTACGCATAGACCTGGAGCAACAGACCCGTGGCTAGATTCAGACGGCAGTTTAGTTAATCGACAAACAGGAGAAATACTAAGCCATGAAGCAGAGTTTTCAGAATTTAATGAAAATTTACCAGAATATACTAGAACAATATTAGAAGGACTAAAAACAGATCAAAATACGCAATTTGGCCGCATACGCTATATGCGTTTGATGCCGAAAACTGGGTTGAGTATACATGCAGATGCAGAACAACGATATCATTTTGTTCTTAAAACTAGCCCAAAAGCATTGTTTGGCGAGTACTTAGGTGATCCTGATCTAGCGGCAAAATGCTATCATATACCTGTAGATGGGCATTTTTATCATGTAGATACAACCCGTCCGCACTTTGTTTATAACGGAGGCTGGGAACCTAGGATTCACTTGGTTATTTGTAAGGTGTGATAGCGCCTGTAATGATATAAATATATGATAAAGAATTCCAAGTCCAGGAGCTAGAAATATGTCGTTAAGAATACGTAGAGGAACAGACGCCCAAAGACAAACTCTTACCTTTGATCAAGGCGAAGTTGTCTACACTACAGATACCAAAAAAGTTTACATCGGTGACGGTATAACCGCGGGCGGAGTAAATATCCTTGCAAATTCAGCAGGACAAGGCGTTACATTCAATCCTACTACGCAAGTATTTGATTTTAGTACAAACAATTTAAATCTTACAACTAGTGCCGTTAGCGAAGGTGCTAACAAGTATTTTACTACACAGCGAGCACAAGATGCCGCTGCCGCGTTGTTTACAAACGTAGGTAGCCCTGCAACTACAGGAACTGTTACAGGTACAGTTGCAACCGGTACAGTAACATTATTGGCTACTCCTAGCCCGTTATTAGAACAGGGTGAAAAGTTTAGTGTTAGCGGTACGGGTGGTGGTGGTCTTACAGCAGGTGGCACATATTATGTTGTTAGCAACACAGCTAACTCTGTAGTATTAGCTAACTCATTGGCTAATGCAATGGCTGGTACAGCAATTACAACATTAAGCACTGCAAGTTTAACTGGCACAACTTTCTCATCTGGTGGTGTAAGTGTTGGAATTACATTTACTTATGACCCGGTTACCCACACGATGGTCGCTAATTCAAACGGTGTAACTAGTGTTGTATCTGATACTAATCCTAGCTTAGGTGGAAATTTAAATTCAGGTTCTTATAATATTACAGGAACTGGAGCAATTAGTGTAGGAACAATTAGTGCTTCGACAGGCCTTGGTGCAAACTTACCATTAAATGGAAAGACTATTAATGGCACAGGTAATATTGATATTGTTGGTACTGTTAAGGCAACAACAGGTTTAGGTGGCAACTTACCACTAAACAGTTATAGTATTACCGGTACTGGTGGAATTAATATAACTGGTACTATTACAGCAACTACGTTGGCAGCTAGTACGCTTACTATGGGTAGCAACAGTACTATCGGTGGAGGTCCAGTTAACTTTAATATTGGCAATTCGATATTTTTTAATAGTTCGCCGGCAGCTGGTACACCGTTTATAACTTATTTTACTGCAAGTGCAAATACATTAAGTTCTAATATTTCACTAGCCAAGAGTCGCGGCACTGTATTTTCTCCAGCTTCTGTAACAAATGGTGATTCACTCGGTAGTTCTAGCTATGTTGGATTTACAGGCAGTGTATTTACAGCAGGCGGCAGTATTGATGTTATTGTAAATGGAAGTGTTAGCGCAGGTGTTTTACCAACACAGATGAAATTAAGTGTTAATGATACAGCAGGTGCAAGTGTAACTCCGTTAACTGTAAATGCTTCTAACGTATCGTTTACTAAGCCCCCAATAGTTCCAATCTTTGCAACTACATCGGCTAGAGATGCAGCCATTGGATCTGCAAGTGCTGGAATGATAATCTTCTTAACAGCTACTAGCAAGTTCCAGGGCTATACTGGTTCAGCTTGGGCTGATCTCAACTAAAAATAGACATATCTGAAATAGTAGTTGGTAGTATCTCTACCAACTTATTTCTATCAATACTCTTTGGCGTACACAATCCGCAACCGCAGAATTGATTAGGACAAACAATTATAGGCATTGTTTTTTGTTCTAAGTGAGTTTTCAATGTTTCAATTATAACATCACCCTCACTGATCTTACCAATACTACCTTTAGTACCATCAAACCTTGCTTGGCAAGTTTGATGATGATACACTTGATCTGTTTGTTGTTCTAAGTGAAGGAAGAACCAATTAACTGAACAATGCCAATCTTTAAATTTTCTAAAATTAATAAACTTAACTTCTTGTGTTCCTTCTGAACTACAAGTCTTAAAAGAGCGACCACCGCAACACGGACGACCTGTTAACGTATCCTGACTCGACCGTCCCCAGAAATTCTGAAACCAGTCAATTTGCTCCTGTGTATATTTGTGAGCAAACATAGATCCTGGTTCTTCTCCAATAGCTCTAGGAATAAATTCAATGTTTTTAGATTTAAGACGTTCCATTACAATCTTACATTCTTCAAAATTAATTGCGTGTAACATTACATTAACTTTGATCCGAATACCGCTTGCCGCTAATTCTTCTGTACGCACAAGCGATTGTTCTTTAAGTTTACTATTAGCTTCTGTATGATAGCTAACTGTGACATGATCATATAGGCTAGCAACTTCTTGAGCTGTTCGCTTACTCATTGCTCCGTTAGTTGTTAAATCTAATGTTAGGTTAAATTTTTCTTTGTATGTCGAATTGTATTGTTGCTTAAGGTACTTTGAAAACTTTATAAAAGAAGGATTGACTGTAGGCTCGCCGCCAGTAAAACTAATACAAACATCTTTACTAGTTCTATATTTTGTTACAACTTCTGCATATTTAAATACAAAATCCGCACCCGCTTGTAGTTCTTCTAAACTAGCATGTGGACTTGTGTTGTCGTGACGGTGTGGTGGACAATAACTGCAATCGTAATTACAGCGTCTTCCAATATCCCAAGAGATTAAAAATATTTCAGGACCGCTTGTATCAATACTATGAAACATTAGTGACCTTTTTTACAAATTGATCAATTGGTTTAGATGTTTGAGTCTTACCACATACTCTAACGCAAGTGATTAGTTTCTTATCTGTCCAGTACTCATTCCAAACATTTTGCCAAACATCGTTATCGATTATATCTTTAACACGATGTTTCATAGCATCAACTTTGTCAATACCACCTAACGAATCTACTAGTTGATAATATTGATCTAAAATTTTATTATGGACTGTATGTATGATCGCCTTAGTTTCATTCTCCGGAGCATGTGTTGGTCGATAATGATACGGAGCACTAGATAAGAAACAGCAAGGAAATACATTTTTATGAGCATCTATATAAATTTCTTTAGTACGAAGTACATAACAATCTACTGTGGCTTTTTCTAACAAAGACTGATAATTTTTAATCATCTTATGGTCGAGAAAAACAACTTGGTTGTCGCTCGGAGGCTCAAGATAATATTCTACATTACCGTCTTTATCGAGTACACTATATTTTTCTTCTCCGATAAATCTAGTTGTATTTTTAACAGTAAACTTTTTAAAGCCCATAGATTTGCTCAGGTCTTCAGCTGACTGTTCTTGATGTTGATTATGTTTAAATTTAATAAAAACCCATTCAGCGATGCCACCAGCATCGATAAATGTTTGTGCATTTCTCATCAATGCTTTATAATTTACACCGATACGGTATATGTGATTAGTATCTTCTAAACCATCAATACCAAAGAACACCATATGCTTTTTGGGCAATGCATTATATAATTCTTTCCACCACTTGGTACTCCTTGCGCCGCCATTAGTATGTATGCGTAACTCGATACTAGGTTTAAGATCAGTAATATGCTGACACATTTTAATTAAATCATCATTCATTATTGGGTCGCCAAAATTACCGCAGAAATAGATTAAGTCTAATTGATCAATTAATTCTTGATCAAATATATGAGCAAACTCTTCATAGGTCCAGTCAGCAATTTTTAGATATTGATTTTCAACATTACCATGATACTTGCGTGGACACATTGGACAGCTAGCCTGACACCGTGTACTAATCTCAAGATGGATTGATTTTAATTCTGAAAATTTAAACATGTTTAGTTCCTATGATCATCCATCGATCGTACAACTGGGTTTTTAATGCTCCAGAGAATTGTATATCAAGTTGGCTTTGTTCTTCAAATTCTTTTAGAGATTTTGCGATTCGAACATGCTCTGGTATATTATAATTATTGCTCTGGATTACAATTAAAGATTTATCGGGAATCCTACTAAGCCATAGAGTATATTGTTCTTGCGAGATATGTTCACAACTAGTGTTGATCACTACATCTCCGTTTACAGGAACAGAACACATGTCAGAAGTTATAGCTCTAAACTTACCGTCTTGTTCTTCGATCTTATTCATCATAGTAGCAATAGGTTCGCATGTAGGGTCTAAGTCGACACTGCAAATATAACGAGTAGGTATACCGCTTTGAAATATCATACTAGCTAGCACACCCACCCATCCTCCGTGTATGTCAATGCGAGATGGTTGTTTTACGAATGGTTCTAATTTTTCTATCAACCATTCTTTACTTTTAATTTGTCCGGACCAAAAGGCGTCAAGTGTCCGCATAGGATCAGAGCTTTGCCTAATGGCCTGCATCCAATAATGTAAATGCTCAGTATCTATTTTCATATAACTCCAAATCGTGCATATAGACTATATCTTATTTTATCTGCCGGAACAGGGTCGACGCTATGAAATATTGTCTGGCTGTTTTTAATAAAATACCCAGCATTATTTGTATAACTTAATTCTACTGTAGGTTTTCTATGAAAAATACTATGATGGAATTTAGTACCCATTGACATATCTGGTTCATCTTCGTTTATATAAATCTGCAGATGATTTTCCCATTGTTTAAAAATACCAACATCAGTATGTTGTTTATATGCTAATCCTGCGGTATCTCTCCATAGATAGCAATCGATCAACTTGTGCGTCTTTCCAGTCCAGTCACAGGCATGGTGAACTGTAAAATTTTCCAAATAACATTTTGTTAATGTATTTTCTAAATCAGCAGTTTGTCTGTTAGGCTTACTGGTAGCAATCCATTTTTTAAATTTAATTAAATTTCTTAGTTCAGTATATACTGGTTCAGGAAAATAATCATTCAATAATACTACACGTCGACCAAAAGACAAGTTGTAAAATATGTAGTTCATAATAAATGTTTCAACTCAGGAAACACTGTTGCCGCATCTAGCCCACGTATGTTATCTAGGTTGTTTATGTATTCTTTAAAGTCAGGTAATTGACTTGAATGATCTTCTGCTTCTACAAAATTAAGGATAGCTTCCCATCGTTTCCAACCATAGGGATTATGTTTCCAGAAATCGTCATCCTGTCTATAATTTTCCCATAACCAATCTTTGAACTCCATGAACTTGGCACGGATTTCTTCTTTATCTGCCTTAGGCAATATTCTAGCACTTAGGAATGTTGGAATGTACAACATGTGCATGTTGATGATACCACCTCCAACTTCATACTCCTCTGCCCGATACTTGTTGATCTTTTTAAATCCTGCTTGTAATTTCCAACGAGCAAAGTCTGGAAGATGTTTTACATTAAGAGCTTGTACTGCACAGGCTATACCTATATGTATGTTATCAGGACTGTTGTCTAGTTTATGTAAATTTTCTACGATAGTATCCCAATCAGCTGGATATCTAATATAATGATTTCTGTCACTTTCTGCATCAATACTAAATGCGTATTTGACTTTTTTAAATTTACTCCACAGTTCAATAATTTCATCATCAACAAAGATACCATTGCTGTTATATCGCAGTGTTATTTGTTTGTTATATCCCCTACGTATTATTTCTTCTAAGAATCTATGATGTTCTTTAATCATCAACGGTTCGCCGCCAGCAAAATACATTTGTTGTATGTTTGGGATTTGATCAAATACTTCGTTCCAAAACTCTGCCTTTTCATACCAAGTATTATCAAAAGTATTCTTGTCCCAAGACATTTGTTTGATAATGATAGGACTTTTAGTTTTAGTCATCAGTTTGTCATAATCTTGTGTCCATTTACTACTGTCGTGTGGACTACACATTACACATTTTAAATTACAAGTATGGCCGAGACGAATATCAAAATATCTAATAGTAGGAGGAACTTGTCCATCGGGTGCTGTATCTTTTATCAGCTGAGAGATATCTAGTCCATCTCTATTCCATTCATATAACTCCCACATTCGCTTGCTAAGGATACCACTGTTTTCCTCTTCGAAACATTTGGTACAACTGGCTGGTATGTTTCCTTCTAACATAGTCTTGCGAACATCTCGCATATAGACATTGTTAAATGCATCTTGTAAAGTATCTTTACCAAAGTTAGCAACTGTGCCGTTTTCTTTTTTAACAAGCCCAATTCCCAAGTCACCACTTTCAACACCACTGGCATTTGAACCGCAACAGAGCCTAGCATCTCCGTTTGGTCGTGTTGCTAAATGTATCCAAGGCAACACACAGAACGTCGGAGTCCCTGTTTTTTCTTCTATGAGTTTAATATATGTTTTTATCTTATCTTGCATTTTGGTATTTTACTATCAGCTGAGCTGACACACGTTGGGGTAATGCAAGTAGCAGGAGCAGGAAATAATTTAAAATTTTCTAATGTTCCTAATGCTTGATCTCGACAGCTATATGCTCGCTTGACTTCATTACCTCTTATTATAACACTTTGATAACCACTATTACAAGTCCAATTGGCGAATTTATTAAATCCTAATGAATTAAAACGCTCTGCTTGGTCGATGTAAAAATTATCAATTCCGTCAGTTAATCGAATCTGGAAAACATCTTCTTTATCAATAGTTTGTTCAAAATCATCCTGCATGATTTTAATCATCTCAGGAGTATACCCATCTACAATATCAGTAGCAGTATCATTGCTTTGTGGTTTCAGAGTTACATTGATACCTCGAGACCGTAAGCGTTCACAGCGTTCCAATGTTTCAAAAAACTTTTCCGGAACCATAACTTGATTGACTGTGACAAATACACGCTCATACTGTAGTTGTAAACACTTGTCACCAAACTCTTGTTCTTTGGCAAACTCAGCATGATAGCTGGCAGTAATACTTCTTCTCTGTAGTAATGCAGTATTAGCGCACCAAGTGTTCCACCATTTGCTTCCGGGACTTAGATTAGTAGTCATATGTAGACTTTGATAACTGCTTTCGGTTTCGTCGAGGTGTTTTATCAAATCATGGAACTGCTTGTATGCTGTTGGCTCACCGCCACTAAAACTCCAATGGAACTCTGTGAAACCATTAGCTCGTGCTTGACGTTTTATTTCATCGATAGTACTTTTATAAGTTTCTAGACTTTGGTAGTCTAACTCATCGCTCCTTGCATATGGCCAACAGTAACTACACTTGTAATTACAAAATCTTCCCAATATCCAACTTATGTTAAATAATGGACGATCTAACATTGTCTGTTGTCCAAAATGGACAATGCTGTCAAAAGGAATGGTTGAAAAGTTCATTGACAGTATTTACATTAGAGTTTAAACTAGTAAGGTAGACGTGAGTGGAACTTGGTATACCTCCTCCTAGTAGCTTCGGCGAACGGAGGGACTGGGTCTAGCCCTTAGGGCGACTTTGTAGGTTCGAATCCTACCGTCTACACCAAATTTAAAATACTATGACTAAAAAAGTAGCATCTAGCCCTGAACGCCATACCTTCCAAAAAGAAGGATATATTGAACGAGCGAAAGAATCAGGAGAAGAACCTGATCAAGGATACTTAGATTGGTTTGATCAAATCAAACTAGACGAGGCTAATAAAATTAACGATCCCGAGTGGCAAAAGAACAACATGGAATATGACTTGCGTAGTAGCAAGGAACTTTGTGATAAAGTTAAAGCCCGAGATGATTATGCCCAGAACTTGTATGCGGCTATGTGTAATATGACTTGGCAAAGCAGAGAATTTTGGCAGGAGTTAAAAGGTGAAACTTGGTCAGCTAGCTGGCGTTATGCCGGGGGCATCATTGCTGACATGCGAGAAGAAGGTGACTACATTGATTGGTACTGCTCAGGTATGGGTGGACTTAATCGAGAATACGACGGTGATGAAACTAATGAGCAATGGCAAGCTAGGACTGGATTCGTCACAGAAGGCACTGTTACTGAAGAAATTGAATTAGATTTGAATCGCCTAGGTTGGCGCCCTGTTCCCTATAGTGACAATGAATAACAAAGTAAATAATAATATGAATCCATTAACTTTTAATGTTGAAGATATTTTTGAAGACATACCCGGAGATCCGGATAATGTCATTATGAAGCTTCCTCCTGAGATTTGCGAACAACAAGGTTGGAAAGAAGGTGATACTTTGAATATCAAAGTAGAAGATGGAAGGATGATCATTAGCAAAGCATGAGTAATAAAGATAATATATTAGAACTAACGGGTGTAGTCGATGAAGTATTGCCGGCAAACATGTTTAGAGTTAAAGTAGAAAACATGCCAAACTTATTGCTGTGCTATATGGGTGGTAAACTAAAGCAACACAAGATTAGGATCATACAAGGTGATTCAGTAAAAATTGAAGTCAGCGCATATGACCTATCCAAAGGTAGAATAACTTATAGACTATGAATTCAATAATGGAAACCGTTTGTGCTATCTGTAATAATGTAAGGTCAAGCACAAAGCAGGGCCTAAGTTTTCCAAAACTTATGAATCGTGTTCGACGAGAGTTCAAATTAACTGGCATAGAAATAAAATTAACTACTACTAGAGATTCAACACTTGCTGAAGATTGTGTGTATGTTAATGGCTACTATGATCCGGAAGATGATCAATCGGACGAATGTGCAATTGAATTAATCATAGTTCATAATTTTCCAAAAGATCTAGTCTGGTATCCTACCCATTCGACTCTAATCCTAACTCAGATATTTGATACTGTTGTACATGAATTACGCCATCGCAGACAGTACCGAAAACGCAAATTTAAAGTTGGTCCAGAACGTGGTACTGGGCATAAAGAATATTTGGCAGATCCGGACGAAATTGATGCATACTCAATTAGCATTGCTACCGAACTTGTTAGAACTTTGGGCAAAACTAGGGCATTGCGTTATCTGCATAACATCGATACCCTGAGCCGTTTTAAATTAAATGGACGTTTTGTCAGCCCGTGTTTGGGCATGTACAAGGGAGAATTCCAAAATACGAACGATCCAATTATCAAAAACTTAACCAAAAAAGTCTATGTCCGTTTGAAAAAGATTGACACAGACTTTGTTTTCATGTAAAATACAAAGTATATTAACTCACACAGAGAGCGATATGGCTGTTAAAGAATTCCCTATGCAACAGGTACTTGAGCTGGCCTGTGCGGCACAACGAATTAACGGATCCTACATCAAGGATCAAGAACATATATTTGCAGATGATGGTAAATTTATGTACACTAAACATCCAAATAAGATGCTAATTCTCTGTACTCTAGATCACACCTACTGGAATGGTGATCCAAAAGATTCGCCAATGCCACTTAAAATCATTGCTGACGATACATTAAGAGCAGAAGAAATCAAAAAGTATTACAAGCGGTTGCTATTCGCGGCCATCGAAGGTGAAAATGATTTCTTAACTACTGTCAATGCTATACTGTCAAGTGCAACAGTTAAAACAAATCAATTTGGTTATGTTGCCTGCTTACCCAGCGTACAGGTTAGAGACGCAGATCAAAACAGAGTTAAAAAAGCCGCACGTTCAGTCGAAGACGGTTTCCTCAGTGATATTGGCAGTACCGTCAAAGACCTAGATGCAGAAATCATTTCATCGATTAAGTCAAAAAACTTTGAAGGCTACAACATTGATGCTATAATAAACAATAAGATGGTTTCTTGGTTAAACAAAACTGCCTTAGAGTTAGGTCCATGTGTTGTTATAAAAGCCAAAGTTAAGGATCATAACAAACACTGGAAACATCAAAACGATGTTACTAGATTAAATTTTGTAAAGGCCGCTCAATGACTAATTGGATTTTAATTATTGCCATGTACACACCGGGCGGTGACTTTATAGGCAAGTCTAATATCGAGTTTCAAACTAGAAAAGATTGTGAAGCAGTAAAAATTCAGTTGGCAAATTTAGACAGCCCGTTGCATGTTCGGCATAAGGGCCTGTGTGTAACTCGTGACCATTGGGAAGGCAAAAAGAAAATGCCCAATGTAGCATACGACTAAGGAAAAAATATGAGGGAAGAACTAGATAAACTGTTGTGCGAGAAGTATCCAAAGATGATGGTCAACCGTAACAAGGGTATGCAGGAAACTTGTATGTGTTGGGGATTTGAATGCGGTGACGGTTGGTTCAATATACTAGATCAGCTCATGGGTAATATTCAACATCACATCGATTGGAAAGAGAAACAGCGTAACTGGGCTATTAGATATAACGAAATAGCCACAGCAGGTAGGAGTGGCAATGTAGAATTGTTTGCAGACATGTGTGCAACGGAATTCGGAGATAAGAATCTTAGTGCAGATTATGTCAAAGAGCGTTGCGAAGAAATGATTAAGAATCCGCTACGTGATGTTCCTGAACCAGTACAGCAAGTAACTCTCGATCAAGTTAAAGAAAAGTTTGGTACATTGAGATTTTACTATACAGGCGGCGACGACTATATTCGTGGACTTGTCAGTATGGCAGAATCAATGTCTGGTGTAACATGCGAAGGTTGTGGCGCACAGGCTAAAACAAATTGGCCTAAGTCCGAGAATGGCGGCATTGGCGGATGGGTGCGGACTATATGTGAACCATGTGAAGAAAAACGTGCAAAGGCTTATGCCGAATATCATGAAAAGGAAGTAGAATGATTACGATTAAAGAATGGATGGAACTAACAGACTACAAAATTACCGAAGGTAGTGAATATGGTTGGGGGTGTTACGGCCCTTACAGCTACACCCTAGATAGCTGGAATAGAGTTCACGGGCCCGGTGGTTATAGTTTTAGCATTACATTTAGTACTAAGAGCCAAAAGGTCTACGAAGTTAGTGTATGCGATTACACCAACGATCGTGCCTATCGAATGATCAATCCAAAGTTTAAAGAAAAGCATAGCGATGAAGCATTGGCCCGAGATGTTAATTTGAACGAAGCATGGGACGATGTCGACTATGTTGATTTGGATGTAGTAGATGACTTCATCCAAAAATGTCTGGCTATCAAAGCTGGAGAGTCGTATGATACACGGGTGCAAGTTCCGGTTGACTTTTCGGATGAAGAACTGTTAAAATACATGAAGATGGCGCACGATCGTGATATGACTTTCAACGAGTTTGTTGAAGAAGCATTACGTCATGCCATTGAAGAAGTTAACGCTGGTCGTCTTACTAAAGAAGACGCACAGCGTTTTATACTAGACAAAGAAAGAAGTTATGAAGATCAAACTGGTATCTGATCTCCATTTGGAGTTCAGCGACTGCAACATTCAAAATGATCAAGACTACGATGTCCTGATCCTCGGTGGTGACATTATGGTCGCCCAGGATCTCCACGACCATCCTGAGATGGACTATGGCATGTATTCTAATGTTAACCTAGAAGGTCTCGGACGCCGTCAGCGTAAAGCGCAGGCCTACAGAGACTTTTTCAAGCGTTGCAGTTTTCAGTTTCCCCATGTAATTTACATCATGGGTAATCATGAATTCTACAATGGCAAGTTCTATGGTGCGATTGATTATATGCGTGAAGAATGTGCCAAGTTTCCTAACATTTACTTGTTAGAGCAAGACACAAAGATTATCGATGATGTTGTGTTTGTGGGTGGAACACTTTGGAC